ATCTTTCAGGATCTCCCCAATATGAATCAGATGCATATTCTACTGATTCAATAATTTTATTAAGTTGTTCCATATAGTAAGTTTGAATAATACAACTATAATTTAATGTTACAAAATCAGGAACAACGGATAAGTTGTATTGTTTAACTGGGGTACGGTTATTCAATGCTGCAAAGTTACCGTAGGCATTTTTAGAGTTATAAGATTTTAAGAAACTACCATATAAATTAGGTTGATTAGAATCTAATTTGTTATAAACACTTCTATCTTTTTCTAAAGAATCACGTTTAATAACAATAATAGGTAACATTACCGCCCCACCTTTATCTCTATAATACCCATCTCGTTGGAAGGATTTCCATCTTTCAGGAGCAGCATAAATAAAGGGCACGCTTCTTCTTTGTCCATTTTGATAAACATAGGGTTTTATAACATTATTAAAGTAATAAAATACTGCTTCATCTAAATCTTGTATCCCAATAGTAAGTAACTTAGATGAATCATTTTTCATACTAAGTTTATAACCACGATTAAAATCAATACCGGTCTGTGACTCGTTAGGATTAACCGTTTGATTAGGGTTACCTCGAGTAGTATCAAACGCCTCTTGTAGACCTTTGCTTACTTGTCTTTGTTTTTTTGGTATTGGTTTTCTATATTGTGCCATTAAAATCTTTCTTTATAGGGAGAAATATTTACTTTATCTGCTGGTACGTAATATGTTGTACATATTACTGAATGATTAGCTCCAAATTCTTCTAAACCAGGATTTAAAGGATTTTCATTATTAGGATAGTCCGGGTTTTTACCTAAAAAATATTGGTTTGATACTACTGAATCTACCCCGTAATATTTTTCTTGGTATAAGATGATATCACCTATTTCAGGAACAACATTAGCATCTACTAAATCCGCCCTTAAAAATCTAAATTCAATACCTTGTCCAAATCCAACTCCTAAATCATCTTCAGGATATGCTTGATCTTCTCGGTTAATTAAACAATTAAATAAAAATGGACCATCATAAAATTTGGCTCCAGCTGCTTCACCATATAAATTAACTTTTGTTTCTTCTAATTTATATTTGTAGAAAGCAGCTTGTTGGGTAATTATATCACCCATCAATTCTCTGTTTAATTTTCTTATTAAACTTACATCTCTAGAACGTCCAAATAATGCCATATTATCCTATATAAATTGTATATGGAACATTTTTAAGCTCCTGATTTACATATTCTGATTCTTGAGCTTTTCTTTCTAATAAGGCTTTACGAGAAGTTTCATCAAAATACCCTCTTAGTCTTTCAATTAATGAATTTTTTTCATTTGTGGCAGCGGTGATTAAATCTCCTTGATTTAATTGAACAGCATCACCTGGGATTGGGATATTTTGATATTTACCTCTTACATACCCTAACATTTCTTTAGCTAAAGCTAAAGTATACTCAAATATCCATTGTCTTCCTACACTATTAATATGGGCATAAGTTGGATTATTATAAGGAGTGTTTGATATATTAGTTACTCTATCCGGGGTTTGTTGGATAGTACCCGAAATTCTTTCGTCTCGTTTAATATACTCAAAAAATACATTTCCACTTCCTGTAGTAGGGATAGGGAATATTTTTAGTTTATTATTTTTTAATTCAAAACTAAAATTAGATCTTCTAACCATATCATTCATTTCAATAGCTTGAATGGTTTGAAGATCAAAATTTAATGGCATCATTAAAAAGTTAATAGCAGGGGACATTGATCCAAACCCAAAACTATCAAATAGATTTTGGTACCCAAATCCAGTACCACTATAAGGATCATAATATCTTACAATAGCAGGAGATGCTTGGTAAAATATTCTTTTAATTTCTATACCATGGGTACCATCTACTCCACTTGAAGATGCCCAAGTATTTAAATCATAATCCTGAATTGAGGCTGTGATTGGAATAGATCCTGTATAATAAGGGACATTACCTCCTGAACCTGCTTCTGAACCATATTGTTCTGATAATTTAATAATGGGTTCAAAGCTAGGGGTTATGCTAGCTGAATTTAGGGAGCTACCTGTAGTGGCTCCTTCTAAAGATAATTGATTATCACGAATTTTATAAGCATATAATTCGTTACCATAGATAGTTACTGCTTCTTCAAAAGCAGCATAGAAATTTATATCTTGTAATTCAACATCAACTAAAGGATAACCTAATCGGCGGGCACAAAAATTAGCTACTTTATCCGCATCAGTTTGAAAATCGGTATCATTATCATAAAACCCGAAAGGTGTATCACCAGAAGTAAAAGAACTTGATCCGGGCCAGATTGAAGGATTTGCCATTATTTATATTTTATTATAAATATGGATCTATTTTTTATTCTTATAATTATATGATCCTGATGTAGTTATGGTTATACCTTGTTCTTGGGCTGATTGATAGTATTCTAGTAAATCTTCTACAATAGGATCTCTATGGTTAGTAATTAGTGTAATTGCTGCTAAATTTTTAATCTTACGAGAAGCAGCATATAAAAACCTAAATCCAGAATCACTACGTTTTCTTAAATCAATCTGATGGTCATCCCCACAAATAATCATTTTAGAACGTAACCCTAAACGTGATACAATCATTTCCATTTGTTCATGTGTTACATTTTGGGCCTCGTCTACTATAACTAAAGAATCTAAAAATGTTCTACCACGCATAAATGATACAGGAACTATTTCAATTAAACCATCATCAAAATATTTTTGCATTTTATCTTTACCATATAAAGTATAAAAATTTTGATAAATTGGTTGTACCCATGGGTCCATTTTTTCTCTCATATCACCTGGCAGGAACCCAATATCTTCTTTACTTACTGTAGGTCTGGTTATAATAATTTTATCATATTGTCTTCTAAATAACCCATCTAAAGCAACATTACATGCTAAAAGTGTTTTACCACTTCCTGCTGAACCTGCTAGTAAAGTTATAGTATTATCTAAAATAACTTGTTTAGCTTCTTTTTGTTCTTCGTTAAGTTGAATTTGAAATTTAATTGGATTTTTTGGAACTTTTTTAAGACGATAAACGTCGTCAGTGTGAGGTTTGCTCGGCATAAACGTTTTATTATAAATATTTTTAGATAAAAAAAGCCCGGCAAAGCCGGGCTAATTTTATTAAAAATCGTTTTAACCTCTTATTATAGAGTGTTAAGACCAGAAATGTTGATTTTTCCGTAGAATTCTGGACGAACGATTTTCTTAGCGTAACGAGTTAAGAGACCTTTACGTGGAGTAAATGTATCTGGATCGTACACTAGAGGAGTCATAATTAATGGAATGTAAGGAGCAAATACAGCACCACTTTCAAGGAACTGACCACCACGGTATCCTAATAATACTTGGTTTTCAGTCATGTAAGGGTTTTTGTATACTTTGATCTTACCACCACCTAAAGCACCAATTTTCTGTACTCCGAAAGCATAATCTTTCTTAGTTACATCACCATCAGCATCAGCAGCAAATCCAGGAATTGATTCAAGGATAGTACCTACAGCAGGAGCGATAACCATAAAGTTAGCACCACCACGTAGAGTTTTCTGGTGAATAATGTTGCTTAATTTAGTGATTTTAGTTCCTAAAGTTTGGAACCACTGTCCTTGGCTATTGTAGAATCCAAGATCAGAAACAGTACCATCACCAGTTCCAGTGATAGATTGGTTGTTTACAGCTGACCAAGTTTCAGTACCTGCAGAAGCATTTTCCATAAGCATATCAAGGATTTCTAGATCGATTTCTAGAGAGATATACTCACTTAACATAGAAGTTAATTCAGCTTCAGCATCGATTGAATGGTAAGCGTTAAGGTCTTGAGCGAA